TCTAATGTAGACATAAGCACTACAGGTAGCGTTACTACTAATATTGCGACTGGTTCTGGCGGTTCAGGCAATACTAAGACAGTTAACATAGCAACTGGATATGGCACAGGCGGTACAACAACAGTTAATATAGCACCTACCAGCTCTACAACAGTAAAGCAGATTAATCTTAATGGTAATGTAGATGTAGCGGGTACATTGGAAGTAGGTGGTACAGACATAGCGGCTGCTTTAGCGGCAATACCTTATCACCGAGTTAAGGAAATTCAACTTAGTGGTAATACTTCTGGCTATGGAGGTTTAAGTTCTAGTAATTCTAATTTAGGACAGCTTGAAGATATCTTCCACGAGAGCACTCCTGTACCTACTACACGGTATGCTGATGCATCGTTTATTACTGCTTGGGAGTACGTGAATACTGCTACCAATGATGTACTAGTATCGCTATACCTCACTGTTCCAAGCGGGGCAACAACAACCACTTTAGGAACTATTACTAGTTTTCAAGCCTCTAATAATTATTCTTATAGGCAAACAGGTGAACAGTGGTATTACGTTACAGGAGACCACACGCACTTATTTTCGGAGTTTGGGAGATTATCTCCTTATTCAGACGGGAATCATAGTAATGGATCTGCTATTCATGGACAGCTTAGGGCGTACCACTATAAAGCCAGTATCAATAGAACCTATTTTTGTATCTATCAAGGTAGTTATACAAATCTAAACTTTACGACAGGTGATACTATTTATTGGCATCCCTACGCATGGGAAACCGCAGGAAATGAGGTATTCGTAACCAAAAGGATGGCTGAAAAATACGCAACAGCCCATGAGCGACAGAACTTGAAATTTAAGTTGGGGTATACTGATGCGGCACTAACTTTCCAGTTAAAAGCAAGGGAAGAAAGTTCAGCTGATTATGCCTCTATAAGGGATGCTTCAGTAAGATTAACAAGTATGGGATTATAAATATGATTGTTGGATATAATAAAGTAAACAGCGAAGGTAAAACAGAACAAATCATACATCAGGAATGTTCTACTAGGGAGGAAGCTATAGAAGTAGCTGAAGCCTTAGTCTTGGCATCGGTAGACGATGAAACTATTTCAGAAGTCCTCAGAGGTGTTAGGTACAGTGATACTGAAGTTGACTATAACGTAGTACATCAAATACCACGATAATTTAATAGAGGTAACTCATTATGACTAGGGCAAGAAACCTAGCAGATTTTAACACAACAAATATAGATCCATCTTCACTTGATGACACTGGTACAATCCCCTCAGCACTCCTTGCGGGTGTGGGGGAAACCAACACACCAGCTTTTTCAGTTCAGGGATTAAGCAGCATTTCCCAAACAGTTCAAAGTGGTTATTGGCAACCAGTTACTTTTCAAGTAGAATTGAAAGATACAGACTCAGCTTTTGACACAACTCAAAGTAAATTTACAGTACCAAGTGGTAAGGCGGGTCTTTATAGTTTTCAATATTCTACTCAAAATGCTCAAAAAGCAGCATCAAATAGGTATTATCAAATAGCACTTTACAAAAATGGCGCTTTACAAAACGGAACTATTGTAAGGCAAAACCCAACTACAACGGGAACCTATGATGTGTACCTTAATGGTAGTGCTTCATTAGATTTGGCAGTGGGTGATTTTGTTCAGGTTTATTTTTCTCAGAATACAGGCGGTAATGTGACTATAGAAGATGATAATAAGAAATTTTCAGGATTTAGAGTAACATAAAGGGAAGTAACCAATGGAAGAACTAAAACAACAAGTAGATCGCTTGGAATGGCGAGTCGATTTACAGGACGAACAACTTAAGATGCTTACGGCTAACGCCAATGAGCTTAGAGGGATGCTGGATAGCATCAACCGCACCCTGCTACAAATCAAGTGGTTAGTTGTGGGCGGTGCTGTTGTTTATTGGGGTCAGTCTATGGGATTGTTCTCAGCCCTCAAATTACTAGGAGTATAATATGTTAGGTGTAACAGACTTGATTGCTGGTATCTTTAAACCAGCCGCAGAGTTAGTGGACAAACTACACACTAGTGATGATGAACGATTGAAAGCAAAAGGGCATCTACTCGATGTCCAAGCTTCCGCTATGCAGCGTGTGTTTGACTACGAAACTTCTCGCATTGAAGGACAACAAAAGATCGTTGCGGCAGAAGCTCAAAGCGAACACTTCATCGTTGCCGCGTGGCGACCAATAACAATGTTAACCTTTCTTGCACTAGCTGTAGGCGATACCTTCGGGTTATTTGCTACGCCCCTTCGTGATGAAGCTTGGGCGTTACTACAGCTTGGTATTGGTGGCTATGTCGTAGGGCGTAGTGGTGAGAAGATAGCAAAAGTTGTGAAAGGATAAATTATGGATACTAAAATATTAGACGAACTGCACGATAGTGTAGCTAAAGACTTGTTACAGAAAGTTAAATCAGGTGAAGCGACTGCATCAGAATTGTCAGTAGCAACTAAGTTCCTAAAAGATAACGGAGCTGTTCACGAGGTTGTAACGTCAGAGTCTCCTATGGCTAACTTACTGGAGGCATTACCTTTCGAGGAGATGTCCCATTGAGAAACTATAAGAAAGAATACGCTAACTACCACAGCAGCGATAAGCAAAAGAAAAGAAGAGCAGCACGTAACACATCGAGGTCGTTAATGATCAAGAAGAGGGGTGCTGCAGCTGTCGCTGGTAAGGATGTAGATCATAAAGACAGAAACCCACAAAACAAATCTACAAGTAACTTAAGAATACAAAGTAAGAAAAAGAATAGGAGTCGAAATGGCTAGTAAAGGTTTATACGCAAATATTAACGCAAGAAAAAAGAAAGGCATTAGTCGATCTAAAAAGAACTCAACCGTCTCTCCTAAAGCTTACGCTAAACTTAAGATAGGTTTTAAGAAGAAGGATAAATAGTATGGGTGCTTTTGATAACTTAAAGATCAACCAACCTAAGCGCACTCCCAGTCACAAAACCAAATCACACGTTGTCAAAACAAAAGTTAATGGCAAAGAAAAGATTATTAGGTTTGGTGAGCAGGGTGCTAAGACTAATCAAAACGCAGCACAGCGTAAGTCGTTTAAAGCTCGTCACAGAAAGAACATAGCTAAGGGTAAATCCTCAGCAGCGTACTGGGCTAACAAAGTCAAATGGTGACATTATGGAAAAGATGCCAGAGCAACTAAAAGACTTCCGTAACTTTATGTATATAGTGTGGAAGCATCTCAACTTGCCTGATCCTACTCCTGTCCAATACGATATGGCAGACTATATTCAGAACTGCCCTCGTAGAGCAATTATTGAAGCATTTCGTGGTGTAGGTAAGTCCTACATTACAGCCGCTTTTGTCGTACACCAATTACTTCTAGATCCACAAAAGAAGTTCATGGTAGTGTCAGCATCAAAACAAAGAGCTGACGATTTTTCGACATTCACACAACGTTTAATCCTAGAACTCCCAATATGCCAACATCTCATAGCAACAAGTGAGCAAAGGTGGAGTAAGATTGCGTTTGATGTAAGACCCGCGCTGGCTAGTGGTAGCCCTTCTGTTAAATCAGTAGGTATCACTGGTCAGTTAACGGGCAGTCGGGCAGACATCATCATTGCCGATGACATCGAGGTACCTAACAATTCTATGACGCAAATGATGCGCGAGAAATTAGGTGAAGCTGTTAAGGAATTTGATGCTGTACTAAAACCAGAGGGTAAGATTCTTTACCTAGGTACACCACAATGTGAAATGAGTCTTTATAATACACTCACAGAGCGTGGATACCAGATGAGAGTCTGGACTGCTAGATATCCGTCCATAGAGAAGGCTGAGAAGTCGTATGGCGCACGTTTAGCACCTACCCTTTGGGATGCTATGCATGAAGCACAAAGTCCCTTAGACGGCAATCCAGTAGATCCTCTGCGGTTTGATGATGAGGACTTATTAGAACGTGAACTATCTTATGGTCGTTCAGGTTTTGCATTGCAGTTTATGTTAGACACAAGTTTAGCAGACATGGATAGATACCCATTGAAGCTAAATGATCTTATGGTGATGTCGATAGACAATGATAAAGCACCCGAGAAGCTCGTGTATGGCGTTATGAAGCCAGTTAGCGACCTACCTAATGTGGGACTAGCGGGTGACAAGTATTACGCCCCAGAAGCGATTCTAGGGGACTACATAGAGTATGATGGTTCGGTATTAGTGATTGATCCATCTGGTAGAGGTCAGGATGAAACCGCTTACGCAGTTGTTAAGATGTTAAACGGTTACTTGTACGTCTCAGACTGTTCAGGTATTCAAGGCGGTTACGATGAAACTACGCTAACGAAGTTATGTAACATAGCGAAGGAACATAAAGTAAACGCTGTACTGGTGGAGAGTAACTTTGGTGACGGTATGTTTACAGAACTACTAAAACCTTTCTTGAAAAATATATATCCAGTTACTACTGAGGAAGTACGACACAGTAAGCAGAAAGAACTACGTATTATTGATACACTAGAGCCTGTAATGAACCAGCACAAGCTCGTCTTCGATCCTAAAGTTATCCAAAAGGACTTTGACAGCGTTCAA